TCGACGTCGATGAAAACGTCACCCTTCCCTGGGTTATTCGTGTCACCTGTTTTCTTCTTTTTTATGAGTGTATATCTCCTAGTTACGTATGGACCGGAATTCTTGAAACCGACACCTAAGAATTTGAACACCTTGGGGTACCTAGAACGCATCGCATTCAAACGATTTTTAACTCGTGTATTTAGCTTTTTCGCCTGCTTACCAAGTTCGTCCCATAGTAGCAATTTTAGTGCTTGGAGTTTACCGAAATACTTGGTGTCTGCTCGAATACGGGGAACGAATTTTGCGTCTATATCACTCGTGATGATTCTGTCATTAAAATCAACATATAAGTTGAACGCTTCACCACCACTCACGATAAGATCACCAGATGCTTTGAATTTTTCCGTGATTTCACTTATCGTATTGAGTATTATATCGCGAATGGAATCTGTCACCAAGACATATATGATATTTTCGAAAGTTTTATTAGAAAACTTTTGGTGAACCTGAGATCTAAATTTAGTTAAGTCCCTCTGTTCGTTCCTGTTGAAATATTTCTCCAATTTTTCATCTTTGAACAATAAATTTTCGTTCATGAACTTGTCAATGGCAACTTTCGAATAACTTTTTTCATCCATTAATATATCGTGATATAATAATATGATCTGCAACGTTATCGACGAATGTAGGTGTTACGCGTATGATGATGTAAAAAATCCCAAGAAGGAACAATTCTGTGGTGTGAGACGGGGTTCCAGTGTGATCCCATGTCCATCCGGTTGCTGCGCTGGTGGGTGTCCTGGTAAACACTCTAGTCAGCCATTCAGGATAATCAAGCGTCCAGTGCCCTCACCCATACTTAAAAAAAATGGGAACGAACTCAGTTTCGGTATGAAAGTCCTAATATATTTGACGGTAATTTTATTATGTATATTCCTCTTGTTATTGTGACTTAAAGATTACTGATGTAAGAAAGATATAATGTCTCTCGAAGAAACCATTAAGACCGAGCTCACTGCTCTCCGCGCCGAGGTGAAGACTCTCACGAAGCTCGTCCGCAAGATCAAGAACACCCAGGAAGATCCTGATGGTGAGAAGGCTAAGGCGCGCGCCGCCAACAATGGTTTCAACCGTAAGCAAGATGTGATGCCTAAGTTGCGCGAGTTCCTCGGGCTTCCTGTGGATGAGTTGATTTCGCGTTCGGAAGTCACAAAGTTTGTGAACAAGTACATCATCGATAAGGGTCTTAAGCACCCCGAGAACGGTCGCCAGATTATTCTCGACGACAAGCTTCGCGACCTCCTTGCACCCCCTCCGGATGTTGTCGTAACGTACCTTAACCTACAGAAGTACCTCTCTCCTCATTACATTAAGAAGGAGGCTTAAAAAATAAAAACATACATATAATAAACATAATGGTCGTGCTCGCTGATAAGGCGTGTATCGAAAAACTTGTTGGTACAAAGATCAAAAACCTTGATTTGTACCAAAAGGCATTCACACATAAATCTGCTCTCAAGGAGTATGAAAATATGAACGAATCATTTGAAACTCTGGAATTTATTGGTGACTCTGTATTGGGTTTTGTAATCACTAAATTCTTATTTGATCAATATGAAAGTCGTCAAGAAGGTTTCCTCACGAAAGCTCGCACAAAGTTGGTTCGTGGTGAAACACTCGCAAAAATAGCTAAAATACTCGGTCTCGATAAACTCGTCATAATGGATGAAAAGGGGATGCGTAACGGATGGAATAACAACCCCAAGATTTTGGAGGATGTCTTCGAAGCCCTCATTGGAGCCATCTATATGGATATTGGACTTCTTCATGCGAAAGAGTTTGTCCTTAGAATATACAACGACCCCAAATATATCGATATGAATTTGATCATGGTCGATGACAACTTTAAGGATCATCTCATGCGATATTGTCAAGTGAACAACTTGCAACTTCCCGAATATCGGGTAGCGGGACATCATGAAGGTATTTTCTATATCGACATTTATGTGAATAATAATTTCATTAGTAGAGGAACTGCGAAAAGTAAAAAGCAAGCTGAACAGAATGCAGCGAGACTTTTTTTCGAACAACTTAAAAGTTACACCCTCTCTTAATATAAGATGCACCCAAACGTCAAAGCTTTGCTCGAGAGGGAATATGCAGCACAAAAGTCTGAAGAATGGTTGGCTCTCCGCGGTAATATGCTCACCGCATCAGATGCCGCCACAGCCATCGGTGTGAATAAATATGAAACACCCGCCGAACTTCTCCTAAAGAAGTGTGGACTTGGTGAGAAGTTTACTGGGAACGCAGCCACAAGGCATGGGGAGAAGTATGAAGATGAGGCTCGCATTCTCTACGAAGAGAGGCATGGAGAGGTCGTGCATGAACTTGGATTGTGCCCCCACCCCTTACATACGTGGCTCGGGGGGAGTCCTGATGGTGTGAGTGAAAGTGGGAAATTGGTAGAGATTAAATGCCCACCGATGCGACAAATTGTACCTGGTGAGGTCCCAATTCATTATATGCCTCAGCTTCAGTTGTGTATGGAGATTTTAGACCTAGAAGAAGCAGATTTTATTCAATACAAACCAGCCGAGACCAACTGGCCTAAACCCGAAGAATTCGACGTCGTAAATATTAAGCGAGATCCCGAATGGTGGAAAACTAACCTCCCTGTGATGAGGGAATTTTGGGACAAGGTGCTCTACTTTCGAGAACATATAGATGAACTCCCACCACCTAAGTTGAAGAAGACTCGTAAGAAAAAAGAACCTGAACCAGTTATTTGTGAAGTGGAACTCCTACTCGACGAGGATCATTACCATGACGATTGAAGAGCAATACAACCGCGCGAAGAACAACCTCAATGGTCGCCTATTCGCGCCTTACCAACGTGAAGGGGTATTGTTCCTGTTGACGATGGAAAGCCAAACCTCTGGACCCAAGGGTGGATTCCTTTGTGATGACATGGGTATGGGCAAAACCATACAGCTTGTGGCTACCATACTTGGAAACCCCAAACCTCGTACACTGATCATCGTACCCAAATCCATTATCACCCAGTGGGCGGAAGAGATCAAACGATTTGCACCTAACTTGACCATCAACATCTTTGATGGTCCAGAACGGAAAATTAAAGAGGCTGACGTGACGCTTGCACCTTACACACTTTTGACACCAAGGGGTGAGTCTACAGATACAAGGACACCTCTTCATATGGTACAATGGGATCGAGTCATTCTCGATGAAGCCCACGAGATTCGTAACAAGAAGTCAAAGCTCTTCAAGAGTGTATGTCGTTTGCAGACCCAAATCAAGTGGATCGTAACCGGTACCCCAGTGTTCAATTCTATGGAGGACTTTGTCTCTCTCTGTACATTCCTTGGTCTCTCGAAAGTTGTTGTACAGGGGATGACCAACAAGATCAAGGATATCTACATTCTTCGACGCACCAAGGAAGATCTGTCACAAATCAGTGAGCGTCTTCGTCTACCTCCATGTCACTTCGAGAATGTGGAACTGGATATGTACCCTGATGAGAAGCAGTTGTATGAACTCATGTTCATTGAGGCACAAGATACGATCCGAGACGCATTCAGACACGCTCAGAGTCTCAATGCCAAGAATATGGTTATCTTGGAATGCCTTCTCCGTGCGCGGCAGGTGATGATTTGGCCGCAGATGTACCTCGATGGTATCGCGAAGAAGAATGGGACACAACCAGAGAAGTGGGTTGGGAGTTCCAAGAAGATGGAGACCCTTTTTGCGATGATTGAGAGTCATCCTTCTGAAAAATCGTTGATTTTCTGTCAATTCCGTGGTGAGATGAACCATATCCAGAAGAATCTCGATAGACCCATTTTTCGCATCGATGGTTCTGTTCCCAAGGATGAACGTGTGAAAAATATTGAGGGTTTCAAGCAGGCTGAGCCAGGTGCGGTATTCATTATTCAGATTAAGAGTGGTGGACAGGGTCTCAATCTACAAGAAGCGACACGGGTCTACATCACGGCACCCTCATGGAATCCAGCCACTGAACTCCAGGCGATTGGTAGGAGTCACAGGACGGGTCAGACCCACCCAGTATACGTGAAAAAATTGGTCTATAAGGAGTGTGTGCGTTTTGTTAGTGTAGAGCAGGAAATGATGGCACTCCAGGGTCATAAATCCATAGTGTGTTCCAAAGTACTCAATGATGAACGAATCGAGAGACAAATCCCAGTCAACAGGACATCAGATAAGATTTCGATTCTGGATATCAAAAAAATTTTCAAAGCATAAGATAAATGACTGTTGGTACTCGCGCTGAAGTTTTTCACGGCACTGCTGATAAAACCGCTGGTGGTCTCGCAAAGAAGAATCTTATGATGGGTAATGATGGACGCATCAAAAGTAAGGCGGCTCACGATGCCGCGCTCAAGCGGATGAAGAAGGAGGGTAAGAAGGCTATGGTGAAAGTGTTTAAGCCATCCAAGAAGGGTTTCAAGCTTCAACCCAAGGCTGGCACAGTTGAGTACGAAAAGAAGATCTCCAAGATGCAATAAAATTTTGTATGCATATCATAAGAATGTCTCTCAAACGTTGGGAAGATGCGGTGAAAATTGCTAAAATTAGACAAGGAATAGACCCAAAGGAATTTTCGAGAATACAGGGTAAATTACTCAAGGAAGCCCAGACGATATATAGAATTTTAATGATGAATAAAAATATCAGCAAAAAGTAATAATGGCTTCGAATAATCAGGTTCAGGTGCCTAATAATGCGACACGAACTAACAACGCGCCGGTGAACAACAGCGCTCGTGCGAACAATAACAAGAACAATAATGCCCGGAATGGTAATTCCGCTATGGCGAGAGCCCGGGGTAAATCTCTCGCGGAGCAGGCTCAGTCCCAGGGGTATGCTATGGCGCAAAAAGCGCACGAACAGGCACTCGCTATGGTGCAGCAGGCACAGGCACAGGCTCTCGAGAAGGCGAAGCAGGTTGCCATCTCGAGGGGTCTCCAGTTCAACGCGAATGTTCCCACCAACTACCTCGATACCCAAGGTCGTCGTATCATGCAGGGTGCGAATGGCGGGACATATGTAAATACGTCAAGCGGTCGCAACTATAAACCAACACCCGCGTTCTTGAACCAGATGGGAACTAACGTGGTGTCTCAAATTGGAAACCAACCCCCTAACATGGCTCCACCCGCATAAAAATATACTGTACATATAAACAATAATGGCTGCGATGTTCGCTAAAATGGCTTTAAAGGGTGCGGCGAAAGCTGCCGCGTCTCAGGCCAAGGGTATGGCGAAGAATATGGCGACGAATCTCGCGAAGGGTGCGAAGAACCAGGTGATGGCTGCCGGTCGCGCGAAGGCGAACCAGATGGCTAAGAATGCGATCTCCTTCGGAACCGCGAAGCTGAACCAGGCTCAGACGAGGGTTGCGAACAAGATGGGTGCGATGGCGGTAGGTGTGCAGGCTGGTGCGCCTGTGATGGTGGGTCCCAAGGGTGGTAACTTCAGGTTGAACGCCATGGGTCAACGCCTTCCTATGTTACCCGTGGCTTAAACAACAAACTGAAACCCTTTAAGATTTTGTGGCTCGTACACGACGAGCTGATATAATTTCCATGTACAACCAAACATCCTATTCAAGAAATAAACGCTGTTGAGTTCAACGATAGCGTGTCCAGAATTCCTTGCATAGAGACCGTTTGATACAAAATCCTTGATTGGATTCTTATCTGAATTATACACCGAAGCCTTCATGGTATCTTCCATGTCTGTATCCGCCTTAACACGAAACTTTGGTTCACGGTCACTCGACATTTTGATATTGGAATTAAACATCGGTAAAAGTTCAGCCTTTGTCATGGGTTTGCCGAAAATCTCAACACTCTGTTCTACGACTGAATCGACAATAATGTTTTCCAATTTACGTAAGGAGTCATAAAAACTCTTCATAAAACTATCATCTTCATCATACCCTTTCACAGCGAAATCGATGTTGTACTTGGTGGGACCCACTTCTGGTGTGAATCCGGAAACACCGAATGGCATATACATACGAGGAAACTGTACACGGAACGGTGTACCTTGTTTGGTTGAGAGGACAATTTTACGATTGTTATATTTATTAATTTGAAGGTTTTCTATCACTTTTTCCATGTCTTCTTCTTTTTTATCTACCCACCTAAACTTTAAGCTGAACAGGCTACACAGTCAGGCTCTAAACTAAACTGGATCGGTCGGGATTTGGCTTTGGACCTGAGGTAGTACATACCAGTCTTGAGACCAGCCTTCCACGCGTACATGTGCATCGAGGATAGCTTGGACATCGTGGGACTCTCTATGAAAAGGTTCATAGATTGAGACTGGTCAATAAATCGTCCACGGTCAGCCGCCATATCAATGATACACTTCTGACTGATTTCCCATACAGTCTTGTAGAGTTTCTTAATGTCTTCGGGAATGTCCACTATGTTTTGGATGGAGCCACCAGCCTTCACCATCAGGTCCTTCATCTCCTTCGACCAGAGACCAACCCTCTTGAGATCCTCAACCAGGTGTTTGTTAACGACTACAAATTCACCAGCGAGTGTGCGTCGAAGGTAGATGTTTGTCGTGTAGGGTTCAAAGCATTCGTTGTTGCCCAAAATTTGTGCAGTGGAGGCTGTGGGCATGGGAGCCATGAGAAGACTGTTACGGAGACCCTTGGTCTTGACGCGCTCGCGCATAGCATCCCAATCGTACCGACCACTGAACTTTGTCTCACCCTCCCACATATCTGGCTGGAGTACACCTTGGGACGTGGGAGACCCCTCAAAACTCTCATAAGACCCATCCACCTCAGCCAACTCCGAACTCGCCTCGAGGGCGGCGTGGTACATAGTCTCAAAAATTTGCGCGTTCATGAGACGCGACTCCTCACAGTCGAATGGAAGCCCACAAAGGATGAATACATCGGCGAGACCCTGGACACCCAAACCGATGGGGCGATGCTTCATGTTAGAACGCTTCGCAGTCTCCACTGGGTAGAAGTTACGGTCGATGACCCGATTGAGATTCTTTGTGACGGTCTTCGTGACCTCATGGAGTTTCACATGATCGAAGGTTTTTGTTTCCTTATTCACATACTTTGGGAGGGCGATGGACGCCAGGTTACATACAGCGGTCTCATCCTTGTTGGTGTACTCTATGATTTCGGTACACAAATTTGAACTCTTAATCACACCCAAATTCTTCTGGTTGCTTTTAGTGTTACAAGCATCCTTGTAGAGCATGTAGGGTGTACCTGTCTCAGTTTGAGACTTGAGAATCGCCTTCCATACATCAGCAGCTGGAATGGTCGCACTGGCGAGACCCTCCTCCTCGTATTTGGTGTAGAGTGCTTCAAACTCCTCACCGTAACAGTCAGAGAGACCTGGTGCCTTATCGGGGCAGAAGAGAGACCAGTTACCACCCTCCTCAACCCTCTTCATGAAGAGATCGGGGATCCACATAGCGGAGAAAAGGTCACGACAACGAGCCTCTTCATCTCCTTGGTTGAGGCGAAGTTCGAGGAAGTCCATGATGTCAGCATGCCATGGCTCGACATAGACCGCAATAGATCCCTTGCGTCGTCCAGCCTGGTTCACGTAACGTGCAGTGGCGTTGAAAACCCTAAGCATGGGGATGATACCATCAGATTGACCGTTTGTACCCCTAATTCGAGACTTATTCCCACGAATGTCGTGGATATGCATACCAATACCACCCGCCCATTTACTGATCTGGGCGCATTCCGTCAGAGTTCCATAGATACCATCGATTGAGTCAGATTTATTTGCGATGAGAAAGCATGAAGACATCTGGGGTCTTGGTGTTCCCGCGTTGAATAGAGTTGGTGTGGCGTGGATGAAGAGACCCTGAGACATCTTATCATACGTATCCAAAACAGCGGGAATATCTTTACCATGAATACCAATCGACACACGCATGAACATGTATTGAGGTGTTTCGATCAATTTCCCCTCAACACGTTGGAGATACCCCTTTTCTAGGGTCTTGAGACCAAAATATCCAAAATCGAAATCACGATCACCTTTAATTTCATCCTTCACCTGCTGTGCGACTTCGACGACTTCATCCGTGACGACATCAACCTTCTGAAGTTTCTTCATGGCGAGGTGGAAATTATTGGGGCACACCTTTTGAATGTTACTGGCGATGATCCGCGTCGCCAGGATTTCATAATCAGGGTCGACAGTGATCATACCCACACAGATTTCAGCGGAGAGGGTATCAATTTCTTGGGTGGTGATATTATCGTACATAGATGAGAATACCTGTTGTGCGACTTTAGAAGAGTCGCAGTTTTCGGAGAGTCCATACGTTAAATTCTTGATCCTATTGGTGACGTTATCAAATTTCATATCCTCAATACGACCTGAGCGTTTAATGACCCTCATATATCTAAGTTTCTAGCTTTATTTTTAACTTACTTCTTACAGCTCAAATCTGAACTGCGAACAGTGGCTGTTCCGAGTGTTTCCATTCTACGATCAGGTTGGAGAAGGTACGTGTTCACGTAAAAGGGTCCTTCCTCACCAGCCTTGGTCACCGGGGCATAGGAACCGACGAAGCAGGAGGGTGGCTCGCATGGTATCATGTCAACCGTGTCAGGACCTTTACTGTATGCTTTATCAAACTCGGCGTATTTCGTCATTTACTATTTACACAGTTTTTTTTTCGAGCGGTATATTAAATGAGTAATCTTCACTTGAATTCTATGAAGCAGTGTGAGACACCATTAAATACACTCTTCTTTTCGGAATTTAACAAAAATATTCTTCAGCGTGGAATTCGTCAGACGTTTAAGGATCGTACTGGTATATCCATCGATTACCAAAATTCAGATGATCTCTATGGTATCATGCGTGTCGTCTTCATCAACAACTCCGGTGATCACCAACGGGATGTGAACAAACAGGTGAAACTCATGAACAGTCGCGTGATAGAAACCGCCCTGTCACAGATTCAGACGGGTGTTTCCCAATACATCGCTTATGTGAAAGACATAGACACCACGAGTATACCACTCGACCAACCCATGAACACGAGTACTTCCGGAAGAAAGATTGGATACAATAACAAGATTGGTATCAATTAAAGATTATCAAACAAGAAAGAATAAGTGTGATGAGTCTCAATTATTACAGAGATGAAACTAAGAAAGTGTGTAAATCTAAGGGTTGGGATCGCGCCCCTGTAGATACGGTATGGCTCTTACTCTCAGAAGAAGTTGGTGAACTTGCATCAGCTATTCGACAGTACAAGAAGATGTACAAGAAGACGAACCTGAAAAAGGAGAGGGGGACTGATGTGATGATGGAGATGGGTGATGTGTTTAGTTATCTGTTCCAACTGGCTGACATGTTGAATGTGGATCTAGATATGATGTGGGAAACACATCGATACAAGATGAATGATAAAAAATATAATCTGAAGTAATAGTAATTATGAGTAAGTTTATGCTCAACGACGAAGATGCGATAAATGATGTTAATCCATTTGTCACACACGATTTTTCCCTTCCGGGTGGGGTGAGACAAACTGGGGGGTATGATTCTTTTTCTAAACCTTCACCTATCGACGGTATAGTTGGAGCCGATGAGAGTGTGTATTGTAATTATGCATTATGTGAAACGGCAAAGGGTCCTTCAACTACATTCACTAGTATCCACCCCAGAAGGAATATCGATTCTGGATTCACCTGTAAACCACCTGATCGCGTGAAGGTTGGAGTATCTCAGGAACCACGTATTCCGTATATAGGTATTGTGATCGCCGTGTCGTCTATAGCTCTCGTTCTATTATATTCAAAACGTCTGTGAAATATTCAAGGCGATCCAACTTGGTACACTCCTCGATAGAATAGTGTATAAACTCTTTGCATAATTTAATGATATATTCTCTTTGCCAAGCACTTTTCATGTTAATAATGGGTGGCTGGAAGTTGGGATCTATAATCTTAGTGGCGTGTGCGACACGAATGTACAGTCGAATGTCTCGATCGTAGGATAGGAAATTTTCGAGAGCCAATTCAGCCATTCGCTGTCGCACCTCGATCGTTTTGGTAACCATGATTTCTAAAAACTTCAAATATGTGATGGTATGCTTTTTACTCTGAAATAATTCCCAATCTGCTAGGGGGTCAGCGTTCATGTAGTCTGTAAAAATCTCATATCCTTTACCATGAACAAAGGATTCATACATAATTTCAACGTAAGTGAGGTCGGATTCAACATCATGTACAACTTTTGCAGATTTAAAGAAGGAGGTCATATACGAGTATAAAGAATACTCTCTTTAAACACCTAAGTTGGTGAAAGTATTGTCTCAATTTTATGGATTAATGTATACGAATATTGCCAATAATTCGTTTTCCTATCTACTCACGATAAATGAGTTTAGGAATGCTTTACCTGATGAACTGAAACCATCTTGGATTAAAATCACGACAATCACGATGGTTTCTAGTTTTGTCCAAAACATCGACATTAAACGCCTTCGAGCCGTTTTCGAAGATATCGGAACGTATAAGATGAAACGCTGTGGACCAGATTCCGAGACCTCGAGGGGTTTCGAATGGAAGCTCAAACCGACAACCTTTTATAACCAGGTTACATTGACGTATCATGATTCGTACAGTACCAAATCTGTAAAGGTTTTCCCAAATGGAAGTATTCAAGTCGCTGGGTGCTGTGATATCTTTGACTGCAAGCGCATCATTACCCAACTCGTGTACATATTTAAGACTTTTCTCAATTTGGATGTGAACATACCCCTTGATTCGTTTAGGGTTGTGATGATCAATTCAAATTTCAGTCTCAACCATAACGTCAATCTCATGGAGGTGACCAGATGGTTTGAGCGTTACAGTGATATTTTCAACGTATCTTTCGAACCCGATCGATACTCTGCGGTGAAGATTAAGTTTAAGCCTGCGCACGACATGAAAACGATCACATGTAGTATCTTCAGTACCGGAAAGATTATCATCACGGGTGCCGAAACACTCAAGGAGATTGCTTTCGGCTATAACATCATCAATCAACACATAAACGAAAATAATGAAATTAGGGTGTCTCGTACAGTCGAGACAGATGTTTTTGATATATATTTGGGGTACAAATGTGATCCTCTCGTTAAGCACCTCAAGGAAAAGGGTTTTGAGTCATGGGTCAAAACAATCACCAACCGACAAATTAATTTCTAAATTTATAGTAATAAAGATGTCTCAACGACTTGGCATGGCTGATGGGCGCTGTTTCACGATTAATTCGTCAGCCCAACTGTTTAACAACTATGTGATGAAACAGAATGGTATCACATTCGAGGATAACTATTCTTATAGGCAGCTTCTCCAGAAGCAGGGACCTGAACTCCTTTCCAAGGTCCAAGAGCAGCAGGGTAGGGAGAATTGTAAGACTTGTGATAAACCACTTCTCGCAGTTCCCGATATTTATTAGGTGAGCTAAATGACGGAAAAAACTTTACACTCGTACTCTAAGAATGTCCACGTGTTCTATATGTCTAGCTGAAGTCAGGTCGACGAGGAATAACCCGTCGATTCGCTGTGGTCATATATTTCACACACACTGTCTTGATAGGTGGAAGGAACAAGGTAAAAACACATGTCCCACGTGCAGACGGGTATTTGATGTTTCTCAATTCAAGGTGGAAGTTACGATACATAATAACTACACACATACATCAAACGTCGTATCCTTGAATGATGAATCAATGTTATCCGTATTGGATTTGTTTGATATATCCTTTGACGCAGATAGCGTACTAGATCTAAATAGTATCCTAGTAGACTTTGGGTTAACTCTTTCCGACTTTGATTCCTCGATCTTTAACGCAGAATGAACTACAGTATTTGTCATAGTTTAATTCCTTATACTTCCTAGAAGCCGTACGAGGGTCTTTAATCACCTTACCATTAGCATCACCGAGTAATGGTCCAGTAGCCCATCCACGCTTGTGACTAAACACATTAGCATTGAACACTAACTGATTTCCAACTGTAAACTTTCCCGCCTTTTTTATCCTATATTCAGGAATTTTAAAAAATGCGGCAACAGACTTGATTGTGTCACCCAATTTTATTTTGTACTCTACGACACCGTGTTGTTTGTAAAAATGAAAATCACCCTGACGAATGTAGCTCTTGGGTCTCCCAGAAGATACAAACATCATGATTTTGTAGTACCCCTTTTTACATTTTTCATCTCCATCGATTTTGTAAATCAATTTGGGGTTATCCGAAATAACGCGCCTTGGGAGATCGTCACATTTTGTATAATTATGTGGAAGACTCGATAAACCGGAACGGTCCCCTGGTATAGATTTTTGCCAACGATACGCGATATAGTTACCTACTGCATATGCATAACAATTATTGCTCGTAATACCCTTGCCGCTCCCCCATCGACGGGTTGTAAATTTACTTTCTGATCCACTCAGAGGAAGTTCTTTAGTTTTAGACATCTGTCATTTACGAAGAAAAAAATATCAGTATGTAATAAATGTTTGCTAATATCCTCAAGTCTGAAAACAAGTCCGATATGATTCGTGAACTTCTCATCTTCATAGTTTCGATTCTCATCAGCACGTTCGTTCTCCGTGTCGTGTGGAACTCCTCGCTTGTGAAGCACATCACCGTGCTCAAGCCCATCAACAACATGCTCGATGCTTTCATCCTCTCTATTTCTCTTCGCGTAATCAGCGGTCTTGATCGTTAAATACTTACACACTCCTTCAGTCAATGACTGTTTAGAAGCCCATCCTCGTATCATGGACTCGTAAACATTTATTTGTATATATAAAATGCCTTCGACAGTATTCACCATTGGAAATGACAATTTTACACTCAAATACACCAGGAAAATGTCCCGTGGTGAAGTTGAACGGATGAAGTCGTTCGTCACAAAGGGTGGGACGACACTGGTAAAAACCCCAAAGTTTAAGATACTCTCTATAACAGGTGACGATACTAAACGAGTCTTCAAGGTTGACAGATCTTCTTTTTGAGCATATTACGTTCATCATTTGATAAACCGTTCACATACTTGTTTATCTTTTTTGTATTTATATCCCGTGCAGTTGGTCCAAGCTCAGGAATGGTCGGTTTAATCTCGGGGACTGGGTTGGGACGCACAACACCGGGTCTCCTTCGAGGTACTGGTTTGGATTTATTCTTGTTAGCTGCAAGTATAGCAGCCGCTTTCTTAATCATATTGTTCATAGTCTTCTTCCCATTCGCAGTTGAAAGCTTACC